CTGGAACCAGGAACGAGAGGCCAAACCCAGACAGAGGAATGACGATCGCAATGATGGTCATGCCAATCGCGAGGTATCGGCTCCCCTTCTTGATGTAGGTCATCCACGTGATGATGATGCTGGTGACGTAGAGAAACGTCAAGACCGAGGCTCCGACAACCGACCAGATCGAGGAGAGCATCGACGTCCACGGACTCGTGAGCTCGTCGAGCCGAATGGGTTTGCTCGCAGGCTTCGGTGTGAGGGATCCGAGTTCAAACTTCTGTCCTTCGGGGACCACGATGGTCTGCGGCTTCCCATTGATGATCACCTCGAACGTGCCCCTCCGTCCTTTGACGATGTTCGCCGAGTTGATGGTGGAGGCCTCCTTGTCCTTGAGTTTCGACTGGGCCATTTCCTGCATCTTGATTTCGATACAGGTCTGGTCGGCCGCACCGCACTGATTCGCCGCCTCCTCTTTGATGTAATCCCGTTCCGCTGTGGTGAGCGTGACCGCCCCACGCCCTGTCGCCCGTGCGAGAATGGGGATGAGCGACGAATCGACATCGACCGAGATCGTCCCGTTGGCCTTGTATGCGTCTTGGAGGGTTTGGGTCACGTCGGTCGAGGAGAACTCGTCTCCAAACTTTGCAGACTTGATGACAATCGACTGTGACATAGTTATTAATTCGCAAACACAAGATTACCGAGACCAGAGACGATGCGGAAGAAGTTCGTCGCCTCCACGTAGACTCCGACCGTGTACGTGTAGACGAAGATGACATTGTCATTTCCTTGGACGACTGTCACGAGATCCCCGGGGTTATAGAGACCCACGTTGCCCGCAGGAATGATGGTCGGATTCTGGCTGAACACGGTTGACTTCAGAACGCAGACAACGTTCGTCGTCGGCGCGCCCGTGATGAGGCTGGATTGGGGAAGGGGCTGCTGAAGCGTGAGACGAAGGGTCACCTTATTGAAGAGACTTCCGTTCACAGCTCCACTCGGCTGATACTGATCGTGGTCCAGCGCGAAGGAGTACATGTAGAGTCCAGGCAGTCCGGGGGCATCGCCCGTCGTATGGCGATACATCTGGAGGAGCGAGAAATAGGGCAGGGGCTTCGTCTGGAAGCGCTCCTTCGCATCGAAGAGGAGAACGCCGTCGATCATCGGATCCCGTGGGAACGTCGAGGTCGTCTGCTGCTGTCCCGATGAATACAGGGCAGGAATCGCAGACCCGGCGGCCGTCCACGGGGCCCGCTTCGGGTCCGTCCAATTGGTATAATTGTCCCAGTCGTTCGCAAGAATCCGATCCGACCGCTGTGCCGCAAAGACAATGCGCGTGACAAGGTTGTAGAGAGGAATGTCGAGGTCTGTATTGCCGCCAAACTGACCCTCCTTCCCTACGTATCGAACTGTCTTCACCAAGACAGTCGTGTCCGCCTTGGCGATTTGATTCCACTCCGTCTCGGTGAGGTAGATAAAGTTGCCCTCGATGTAGGGATCGGGGAAGAACGTCGTGATCAGAGAGTTGCTGGGAAGGCCCGTTGTCAGTGGAGGGCTCAGGAACAGCTGCATCGGGTAGTTGGTGGGCTTCACGCGCTGACCGTAGGTCTCCGTGTTTGCTGGGTTCACGTCAATGACCGTATACAGATCCGTGATGGACCGCAGTGTCACGTTGATGTAGACCTCTGAGTTCTGAAGCGCAGCAAGGGGGAGTGCAAGACCGGGGTTCTCAGCGAACCAGAAGTGAAGCGGAACGACGAGCTGACGAGACCGAATGCTCGGCTCGGGTATGATGGACTTCGGAAAGGCCGTCGGGGTTGTGGGAGGCCGAATCGCATGCGGGTACTGGTTCCGACGGTCATAGGCATTCGCGGGATCGTTCAGCTCAGGGACATTTCCCACCATCTGGTCGACGATCTGCCGCTTGTTGCGATCATGGGTCATGTACGAATAGAGCTTGAGCCATTCCCCCGTCAACGTCTGGATCGCCTGCCCGTTCATCGTCAGATCAATGCGATCAATCATGTTGTAGCCGATGTTATCAATCCACTGAAACTCATACCCGAGCGCGTTCGGGATTGAGATCCCTGACGCCGTTCCCGCTCCGTATCCGGGTGGAAGCGTCGCAGTCTCTCCCAAGTACTTCAACGGAGACCAGATGTCAGGAAGCGTCAGCACGAGATAGGTATCGTGAAGAAGCTGAGCATAGCGATCGACGCGACATGAGATCGTTCTCGTTCCCGTTGACGAGAACTCGAGATTGGAGGCGGTAAAGCTCATCCGAATGGATTCCATGGCAAAATTGGTATGGCGACGGTAGACGGCCCGGAAATGCGTCATGGAAGGACTTCCGTTGACCAATTCGTTCTGGGCCCCGACGGCGACCAATTGGAGGAGTCCGCCCGGCATTTGTATCTACGCAGACGGAATCTTTAACTTTCTTCTTCGACGAGATAGACGAATCGTAAGAACAGGAACAGGCTTGCAAGTTGGAACCCACGGATACATACCCAACGTGCGATGGAATCGTCCATGCTTACTGCTGGGAAAGGATCCCAATCGGGCGCAGGGCCTGACGAGACACAACATCCTTCGTGTTCACGGTCTGAAACGTGCCCGGAGCTCCCGTGGCAGCCTCGCAGCCCGCACACCAGTTCGTCACCGTGATTCCACCAGGAGCATCTCCCCATCCTGACACGGTCGGAACGTGAAGCACCTGACGGACTGTCGCGCTGTTCGCTTCAATGCTCGTGAAGAGCGCATTCGTCTTGTTCTGTTGCGGTGGAGGCGTTGAGTAGAACGTGGCCGCAAGGATCTGTTGCTTCCTCCTCGTGAGGTAATCTTGCGCGGAGTTGACCTGCATTGTATCTTGGGAAGACATTTATACGCGCGGTCCGCAAAGTATTCAATGCGTGTCGTTCTCATCAGCACTCATATTGATCAGACCACTGGGTACTCCAAGGTCGCCCACAACCTTCTCAAGCAGGCCTCCACGCTTGCCCCTCGGGTCAAGCTTTTTCACTACGGCTTCCAGCGCCACCCGAACACCCCTGGGCATCGTAAGGCACCTGCTGGCGTCAACCAGTACGATGCAGCTGCCAACGAGGACCCGAAGGAGGAGGGCTTCGGCTTCAACAAGATCCATGATTACCTCGAGATGGTTGGCCCCGATGTCGTGATGATCTACAATGACCCCCTCATCATCCACAAGTTCGTGGAGGCGATGAAGCACGACCGGAAGACGGCGACCTACAAGCTCTGGATCTATGTCGACCAGGTCTACGACGGAATCGCGTTCCCCCTCATGAAGACGATCCACGAGCATGCCGATCGCGTGTATTGCTTCACCGAGATCTGGAAGCAGAAGTTTCTCGCCTACGGAGCCTTTCCGGATGTGCGGATTCTTGAGCATGCGGCAGACTCGACGACGTTCAGTGCCCTCGCCGATGATGCTCGGCAGGCGTTCCGGAAGTCCCTCGGAATCCCTGCATCCGGGATTGTCTTTCTCAACGCGAACCGGAACAGCCAGCGCAAGCGCCTCGATCTGACCCTCGCCGGATTTGCGCGCGTTCTTAAGACGCATCCGACCGCATATCTCGTCATTGCGACCAACGTCAATCCACAGGCGGGCGCGTACTATGACATCCCTGCGATCTTCCAGCGCGAGGCGGCGCGCGTGGGTCTGGACCAGCTGGCGCTCAGTCACCTCGTTCTCATTGATACGGCGCCTCCCAATGTCGTGGGAGATGAGGGGATCAATCAGCTCTACAACGCTGCGGACCTTGGAATCAATACCTCGGATGGCGAGGGCTTTGGACTCTGCCAGCTGGAGCACATGCTCACGGGGGCTCCTCAGATTGTCACGGATATCGGCAGCTTCCGTACGTTCCTCGACGAGAGCACGGCCGTGTTCATTCCTCCCGGAGATGACGCGTATTTCTCGGGAGCCATGCCTCTGGGTGGGTGGGCCCCGACCTTCACGGCAGATGCAGTCGCGACTGCGATGAAGAAGGCGATTGAGACCCTCCCTGCGCTCCGTTCGAAGGTGAAGACCTATCCGTTCAAGACGTGGGCGCAGGTCTGCGATGGATGGCTCGAGGACCTCCTGAATGCGTGAGGCCCTCACGGGAGCATCCACTCAATCGTCGTCGGAGTTGTGAGGACTCCGACCCGAAGCAGACGTTCCTGATCTTCGAACGCCGGTCCATCATAGACTTCCTTGGTCTGAGGATCGATGAGAAAGACCATCCCTTTGATCGCAACCTTCTGAAGCCTCCGCTTGCGCTTCGTCATGTTGCGCAGATACGTCATGTCTGTGTCATCAGACTTGACATTCGGCTTATACGCCAAATCTTCCCCCGTTGCAGTGCTATCGAACCGCATACAGGAAACCACAGGAGTCTCTTTGCTATGGAGCTTCCTGTGGAGTTCGCAGTCGACCGCCGCTGATTTGAGAAGGGTTGCGAGACGCTTT